ATATTTTTTGTAGTTTTAGGGGTGTGACATTTGTGCAACCGTCGCAACATATAGGGAGACCCCCCAGTTTCCCAATAAAAAACCCCCACTGGGATCAGTGAGGGGTCCAATCTGCAACATTTAGGGTACCCTATAGGGGTCTGGGAGGATATGGTGTATCTCCCGGCGGGTTACTCCCTGAGTATACATGTGGATTTCGCGTTTGTCAACCCCAAAAACACCCCCCGGTGCATTTTTCTAGGAAAATACCCGTAAATGCCCCCTCTAATTTTATTTTTTGGTAAAAAAGGGTTGACATATTGGTTTTAACCACTAGAATATGTAGTAGGGCCACTGTGTAACGGCAAAAGAGAAACAATTATAGACAATATAGTCTTTTACTGCCTCACATGTCCCACTTCATATCAAAAGAGTCCCATGAATCTGTTACCCCAACAGCGTAAGAAGGTGCCACTCAGCGAGAAACAGGAAAAGTTCCTCGACGAGTTGTTCGACAACGGCGGCAACACGAAGGCTGCAGCCATAGCTGCGGGCTATGCAGAGGGTTCTGCCAAATGGTTGCGCGATAGGTTGTCCGACGAGATCATCGAACGCAGTAAACACGTCATGGCAGCACACGCAGTAAAGGCCGTTAACCGGATAGTTGCAACAATAGACGATGATGGCAGCGAACCACGCGCCGAAGTGCGTCTACGGGCTGCTGAAGCCCTCCTGAACCGTGTTGGACTCGGAAAACAAGAAACAGTTAACCACAACGTACAGGCAGTACACGGCGTAGTTCTGTTGCCGCCTAAAAAGGAGATACAGATCGATGGATGACACAAAAGTATACGCTGCCAATAGCACTTCACGTTCTGCAGACGGTTCAGGTTCAGAAATAAGTGCTGAAGCTGCTACACGAGGCACTCCCGAACAAGCAGCCGATATGTACAAACGTCAACAAGAGCAGCTTGAGGAACAGAAGAAAACAATCCGTAAACGTGCCCTTAAAATAGATCCAGATAACTACACCCCCAGCCGTGACTGATGATGAGAATCCCACTCCGCCCAAACGTCCACGTGGGCGACCTAAGAAGGACCCCGATGCCCCGAAAGCATCGTACCATCTTTCCCGTGCAGAAACAGCCCGCCGTGAAACTCAAAAGAGAATACGCCGTAACAAGAAAAAAGCGGACAAACTAGAAGGTCAAGCCAAACGCTACCGTCAAGTTGTTCGTGAACAGAAGAAAGCCGCACAGAATGTCGAAAATGCTCTCAACGGTGAAAAGTCACGTGTTATCGATCAGGGTGAGATTAACAGCCTCCCTAAATCAGTTCGAGATCTCGTTGAAGATTCTGAGGTGGTATTTAAGCCTAACGATGGCCCTCAGTTTGATTTCCTCTCGGCTCCAGAGCAAGATGTCCTGTATGGCGGAGCGGCTGGCGGGGGTAAATCTTTCGCTCTCCTTGCGGACCCTCTTCGTTATTGTCATAATGCTAATTTTCGTGGCCTTCTGCTCCGCCGCACTCTAGACGAGCTAACAGAGCTTATCGACAAATCAAAACAACTGTACCCCAAAGCGTTCCCCGGTGCAGTGTTCCGTGAATCCAAATCAACGTGGAACTTCCCCTCTGGGGCAACTCTCTGGTTCACCTATCTAGAAAAAGACCGTGACGTTACCCGCTTTCAGGGTCAAGCGTTTGCGTGGATAGGCATCGACGAGATAACACAGTATCCGTCCTCTTACGTGTGGGACTACCTACGCTCTCGTCTGCGTACGACTGATCCGGAACTCATGGGGCAACTCTCCATGCGTTGCACAGCCAACCCCGGTGGGGTAGGAGGCTGGTGGGTCAAGAAGATGTACATCGACGCAGCACCGCACAATACGACATATCCGGCAATAGATATCGAAACAGGCAAACCGTTCGTGTGGCCTGTCGGTCACGAGAAAGAGGGAGAGCCTCTGTTCTATCGCCGCTTTATCCCCGCACGTCTGACCGACAACCCATACCTCATGGCGGATGGACAGTACGAGGCGATGCTACGCTCCCTCCCAGAGGTAGAGCGCAAGCGTCTTCTTGATGGGGACTGGGACGTTGCCGAAGGTGCAGCGTTCCCAGAGTTTAGCAGGGTTCGCCACGTGGTTGATCCCGTAGAGTTGCCAACCAACTGGCCTCGCATCAGAGCCGCTGACTACGGCTACAGTTCTCCGTCATGTGTCCTGTGGGGCGCAATCGACTGGGACAACAACATCTGGGTCTACCGTGAACTCTACGGCAAGGGTATGACAGGCGAACAGCTTGCCAGCCGTATCATGGAGATGGAGGCAGACGATCAGCCACCACACTACACGGTGCTTGACTCCTCCTGTTGGAACAAGACTGGGCTAGGCCCGTCTATTGCAGAAACAATGATACGGTGCGGCGTGAGGTGGACACCCTCTGACCGGAACCGTTTAGCGGGTAAGATGGAGATCCACCGTCGTCTGTCGGATGATCCGTACACCAACGAACCCCGTATGAAGATATTCAACACCTGTCAGAACACAATCAAACAACTGTCAGGTATTCCGCTGTCTAAGAACAACAGCGAAGACGTAGACACAAAGGCTGAAGACCACGCCTACGACGCACTGAGATATATGCTAATGACAAGAACATCAGGATACGCAACGATCAACAATCAGCTTCGCGGCATCAAAGACCGTGTGTATCAGCCGATGGATTCGACGTTCGGGTACTAAGGTATGGCAGAACTAGCAGACAAACTACGCAACAAGACTTTAACGGTAGGAGAGGCATTAGATCTTGCTGTTAAAGATGCTCCTGAATCGCGTATCAAGAATATCAAATCCTTCGGAAACAAACTGAAGAAGTTAGGCATCGAAGATGCTTCTCCGTTTACGTCTATCGGTGAAGCTGCTAACTTAGAACTTTTAGCCAAAGAAAAAGGTCAGCCTTTTGCTGCATTGACCACTGTTCAAAACGCAATTAACGGTGCTGCTGCTGCTCAAGATATAGAAAATCCATTCCCAGACTATTCCGCTAAAGCACAGTCAGCGGGATTAATTGCAGGTAAACAACTGCGTGGCACCAAAAAGTTTGAGGCTGTTCCTGAAGCTAAAATTACTTTACCAGCCATCGTTGAAACTATCAGCAAAGTTGAAGATCCTCAAACTCGTGCTGCACTATCTCTTAATTCCCTTGTGCCTCTTCGTCCCGGCGAAATTGCAAATATGACTTTAGACGATATTAACCTTGAAACGGGAATGTTGAAGGAAAAAGTTCGAGGTCAAAAAACACAAGCCAAAATAAAGATTCCGGGTGTTGCACTTGAAATCATTAGAGACGCTGCAGAATTAGCAGAACAAGAAGGTAGAACGAATATCTTCGATACAACTGTTAGTAAGATGACAACCGCAATCAACGCTCCGGGCGGTTTGCGGGACCAGCTAAAACCATACGCTTCTGAGATGGGGCGTGAAATTCAAGGTGCGGCAGATTTCCGTAAACTTATTCCATCAATTATTGCTATGGAATTAGGGTACGCGCAAGAAGCAAGTGAGATTATGGGTCACACCTCTGCTAGTCAGACACTAGATTCTGTAGCTAAAATGTCGTCGGAACATTATGTATCTCGTATTCTCCGTCAAGGAGAAGAAGCACGTCCCACCATTGCTCTACGTGCCTTGCAGAATATGTATGGTGAAGTTTTAGGTCTTGAAACTCTTAATGAGCTACCTGCTTCCTTAAACGTGTCAGCTAAACGTATCGAACTTAGCAATGAAGCTATTCCGATTGTTCGTGAAGAGGGCGACATTCTTGCTCCAAGTGAACGACGAGAATTGACACCCGAAGAAAAACAACTTATTGAAGACCGCCGTAAACTAGCATCTACTCAAATTGAAGCTCAAACTGCACAAGCAGGTGCTGACATAGAAGCGGCAGAAACAGCAAGACAACAGGCTATTGTTGAGCGCGGTCCTATCAGTGAAGAAGCCGCTCGTATAAAATCTGAAGAACAAGAAACTAAAAATCAAGCACGTCGGGATATTCGAGAACAGAAAAAGGTTGAAACCGCCGCCGCTGAAAAACAGGCGCGAGGCGAAACACTAGATAGAGGCATAGCAGCTTTTAAAAATGCGTTTGATAAGACCCTCAAAGCTGTAGGAGTTTTGGCTGTTGGAGACGTGGCAGCTAGAACAGTTTCCTCTGCAATGGAGGGAAAGTATGGACAGGCAGCGGCGACTGCTGCTGAATTAGCCGTACCTCTTCCTACAGGAGAAATGTACGAAGATATCGCTGATCCTGAAAAGAGACAGCTTAGACAAGAACAACAAACAAGATATGGCGAAGGAAAGCCTGTCTTTGGAGAAACAGTGCAGAGAGGTGCACAGAAAGTTCGTGAGCAAGTCGGTAGACTGTTCAACGAAGAAGAAGACCCAGAAGAGTTGCTTCCGGGAGAAGCCCCCCTCAGAAAGGGTGCTGCATCCGAGATGGAAGACATACTACGGGTCAATATTACAAAATAGGAGTAGACAAAATGCCGGGTAATAACTATAATTATGGTGCGGGCTACATTATGGGTCAAGACAAACAGTCTGTTGATCAAAACGTAGGCGAAACCCAACTGTACCGTGAATCATTAGAGTTTGATACGAAAACTGCACAAGGCGTTCTCACTGAGGACATGCCTAAGAAGCAGACCAAGCCTACTGACACAGGTATTATGAAACAGGCTGAAGATCACAGCATCTACGGCTAATCCAAAGGGGCCACTATGGACGAGGATATGATGCCATCTGGTGACGATCAACCAGATGTGATTGACAACGCTGAAGAGATAGCCCCCGGACTTGCAGGTTTGATACAGGAACGGTTCCGCTCTGCGGAGACGGGCCGCTACAACCACGAGCAACGCTGGTTGCAAGCCTACAAGAACTTTCGGGGTAACTTTAACGACGGGACGACGCAGTACCGCGATTCCGAACGTTCGAAAGTCTTTCTGAAAATAACAAAGACAAAGGTCTTGGCAGCATACGGTCAGATCGTTGATATCCTGTTCGCTAACAAGAAGTTTCCGCTGACAGTTGAGAACACACCTGTCCCAGAAGGGATTGCTGAGTTCGCACATATGGAAACGCCCCTTGATCAGGCTCAACCCCAACCAGATCCATTCGGGTTTGACGGTGATGGTCGGGAGATACCTCCCGGCGGCACAGAAGCCGTAGAGTCTGAAAACTTTCTTGGTGGACTCAAGGACGAGTACGCCGGACTTCCTCTGCGTGAGGGCAAAGCCCGTTTGGGAGAGCCTCAGATCTCTCCTGCCGCTGAAGCAGCCCGTCGTCTTGAAAAGCACATCCACGATCAGCTTCTCGATTCTAACGCAGTCAACGTCATGCGTACTGCTGTGTTCGAGTCAGCATTGTTCGGGACAGGCATCGTCAAGGGTCCTCTCAACTTCCAGAAGACAGTGTGCCGTTGGCAACGAGACGAAGAGGGACAGCGTGTGTACAGCCCGTTCGAGAAGGTTGTGCCCCGTATCGAAGCTGTATCCGTGTGGGACTTTCACCCAGACCCCTCCGCTACAAGTCTAGAGGACGCAGAGTACGTCATTCAGCGTCACCGCATGAACCGCCAACAGCTACGTGCGCTACAGCAGCGTCCATTCTTTGATAAAGAAATTCTTGCTGATGTTATTGCTAACGGTCCAAACTATACGGACAAGTATTACGAGGATACTGTTCGCAACGACGAGAATGACCCTGCATATCAAGACAATCGTTTTGAGGTTCTAGAATACTGGGGCGTACTTGACGCTTACTTTGCCAAAGAGATTGGCATGGACATTCCGGCTGGCATGGACGATCTTGACCAGCTTCAGATCAATGCTTGGGTCTGTGGTCCTCGCGTTTTACGCTGTGTGTTGAACCCGTTTACTCCGGCGCGTATTCCGTACTGCGCCATGCCGTTCGAAGTCAACCCGTACAACATCTTTGGTGTTGGCGTAGCTGAGAACATGGAAGACGCGCAGATGCTGATGAACGGTCACATGCGTATGGCGATTGACAACCTTGCTCTCGCTGGCAACCTTGTGTTCGACGTAGACGAGGCGGCTCTGGTTCCCGGACAGAACTTCGATATCTTCCCCGGAAAGATCTTCCGACGACAGTCGGGAGTTACAGGGACAGCAATCAACGGGTTGAAGTTCCCCAACACGGCTGGTGAGAACATTCAGATGTATCAGATCGCCCGTCAGCTTGCCGACGAAGAAACAGGTATCCCGTCTATCATGCACGGGCAAACAGGCGTTACGGGTACAGGGCGCACGGCAGCGGGTCTGTCGATGCTGCTAGGCTCTGCCAGCCTGTCTATGAAAACAGTAATTAAGAACATCGACGACTTCATGTTGAAGCCTTTGGGAGAAGCATATTTTCAGTGGAATATGCAGTTCAACGATGACGCTCCGGACATTGTAGGGGACTTGGAGATCAAGCCTCGTGGTGCTGCAGCAGTCATGCAGAAGGAGGTACGCACACAGCGTCTTACAGCGTTGTTGCAAACGGTAGCTAACCCGATGTTGGCTCCGTTCATCAAACTACCTAACTTGATGCGAGAGCTTGCGATATCTCAGGATATTGATCCTGATAGTCTGGTCAACAACATGGACGAGGCTGCGCTCTACGCCGAAATGCTCAAAGGACTACAAAATGCTCAACAAGGAACAGGCCCGGAAGGTGGCCCCGCTACTCAGCAACCAACAGGCATGGGAGGGGCTGGAGGCGTACCTCAAGGACCTTCACCAACTGACAATTCGGGGGTTGGTGATGGCACAATCGGAACCGGAGTTGCGCCAACTGCAGGGGAAAGCGGCTTTACTGGAAATGCTCCTGAAGTTGAGACTTGATCACGCAGCAGTTATGAAACAAGAGAATGTCACAAACAGAACTTGAGAACTCATTTTTAACGACGGGGCTCCCTACAGATCAGAGCACCCCGGATCTTGATGCTGTCGAGTCCCCTGAACTAGATTTCTCTGCTGTTGAGTCGCCTAGTGTAGACTCACCCGGATTGTTTGAATACGAAGGGCCGTTTGGTGACTTCACACGCCCCGATGATGACCTTTGGTTTGAAATTAGACGTAAAGCACGGCGAGACCAACGCCTCTTCGAACGTAGACAAGTCATGGACTTCTATGAAAATTTTAATTTTGAAGAAGACGGAAGCATTAAATTTAAAGACGGTGGCACGTTTGATTTTGATTTTGATCTAGACATAGACCTTAGAGAATTAGGCTTTAAGCTCCCTGAGTGGAACCCGAAGCTAAAACTTGAAGATGCTATTCCGCGATTAAACTTTGGATACCTTTTAGAAAAGGACATGATTCCAAAATTTGACACTCCTGAATCTGTTAAGGAGTTTTTTGAAGGGGTAACATCCGGCTTAGATAACTTGATTGGTGGCATAGATTTAACCAATCTCGAATCTTTCAAAGACAATTTTGATGGGTATGGCAGCGCAGGTAAATCAGCTTATGACGCAATATCGCAAACTCTCAACTTCTACGAAAATCCGTCTTTGACAAATGCTGAAGGTCTTTTAAACAGTTTAAACAAAGCCTCTGAAACTTTTGAAAAAATTGGTTTTCAATCTGGCTCTGACCTTGCAAAGTTGTCTCCCAACCTATCAGGACTTCTTTTGGATGCGGGTGCTGTGAGTGACATAGCTTCATTTGTGGATGATCCTTCTTTGAAATCTGCGGCACAAGCCTACGGAAGCATGAATTTTCTTTTGGAAAATTACACTGATCTAGGAAGTATACCGGGTTCTCAGAGCGATATTGCTAAATTAGCGGGCAACGCAGTGACAGTAATAAACGCTGCTACGCAGTTAGATGATTTCTTCAAAGATCCAACTCTTAGCGGAGCCCTTACCACAAGTGCCGCTGTAGCAAATGCCGCCGCTGTATTTGGTAGCACGTCAACTGCGGCTACTGCAACAAGCATAGCCAATTTTTTAAATCCAATCACAGCGTTTGTTGCTGGTGTTGGTTTGATCAGGGGGCTCACCCACGACGCTGACTACACACGATCAGATGGAATTGTCTCCTACGGTAACGGTAAATTCAGTACAACATCCCTTAACGGTGCAGACGGTGGTCCTCTAGCTTTTAAACATTGGGCTGATGCTCACACATCCACTGCTGTAACCGGACTAAACTCCCTGATCAATGACTACGGTTTTACCGTAGATGAAAAAAAGATGGCTACTATATTTAATAGCCACATGAACAAATCCTATATAACAAACAACCCTCAGTATGCAAGGCAGGGAGGTAGGAATCACTCATCCAGTAACGTCGATATGGTTCTGTCTTTGCTGAAGGCCGGAGCTTTGAAACCGGGAGAGGATACCCCGCTTGTTTTGGTTCAGGATGAAGGCACGTTCGGATCGTTTATGGGCAGTTTCTTCAGGCAGATGACCAACGATGCCGCAACGTACATGATGGACAACGGCGGGTTTGTTTCACAACAATATAGACGAGGGGCTGGTCAACAGCGGAAAATAGAATCTCGAACATATCTCCCCTTCGCGGACAAGCAATCTGCACAAGCCTATATAGATACTAGAGGTATAGGACTTAAAAAGAGCGGTATGCAGGAGATCGGAAGTAGAAGAGTATACAAAACTCGGAGCATACCTATATTGGGTTTTAACGTAACTGGGCACACAATAAACTCTGACAACTCTATAAAACCCACCACTCTTACGTATAACGTCGGAGAGGGCACGGTGAAATACAGAGGCAAGTATACTCCTCAATACACCAGAACATTTAAAACAGAGGCACAAGCCAAAGCGTTTGTTTCTGCCAATAGCGGAGATGTTGTCGAAAAATATACTCGTCAAGAAGGTAGGTACAAAGAACGCACTGACTACGCCTACATACTGCATGAAGGCAAATACCTCATAGGCTCAAGAACCGTAAAGATTTAACATGCTAGAATATTTTTTAGACGATAACGATACATCCCGCGAGGCTCAGATCATACGAAGAGCCATGCTGGGTATATCAGGACGTAAGGTGGTTCCAACCACTGATCAGCAAGTCGATGGGATGATGGCTACTGCATCCACACAGGATCCTCCTAAAGCTCCCTTTGTTTCAGAATTACCTCCTGAAAAACCATCGTCAGCGCAGGCAGATCCAGTGTATGAGCGAGGACTAAAAGCAGAACAAAGTTTAATTGACTTTGTAAAAAAGGCCGCTGAAGAACCCGGAAAATCTCCTTCTAGAGGAGTTTTCGGTAGTTTCAGACCTGAAAGAGCAATAAGAAGTTGGTACGAAAATAATCCTGATCTTGCAAAAGATTATAATGCAGCCAATATACAGATAGGAAATGCCTCTGATCAAGAAGAGGTAATAGAGAAATTATCAAAAAACATTAATGATTCGCAACCGTTTGGATCGTTAGGTAGAGAAACTGTAAATGAAGACTTTCGTCTGCTGACTCCTATCCCCAAAGCAACAGGTGGTGTTTCTCAAGTTCCCACAGAAGAACCCATCCCGCAGGAGGCACCCAACGGACCTCCCTCTGGTGTTATTGGATCTCAGAACGCTTCGCCGGAGGAGACTGTAGCTGATGATATTCCGATGGAAGTACCAGAGGGAGCGTTCATCATCAACGCCGCCGCTGCAGAGGTAGCAGGATACGGTGACATCAAGAAGATGATTCTAGATGCAGTGAGTGTGGCCCGTCGGCTGGGTGTTGAGATATCTACAGGCGAGGACGAAGCCGGGGATGAAGAGGCAGTAGACCTGCTCGTGTCAAAGGGCGAAGTCTACATTGAGCCCACTCTGGCTAAGATTATTGGCTACGACGTTCTAGAGAAGATTAACAACAGAGGCAAACGTGAAGTAGCCCGCCGCCAGCAGGAGGCAGAGGCTAAACAACAACCACCGCAAGAACAGCCGCCGCAAGCTCCGCCACAGCCTCAGATGGCGCAAGAAGGCGGGTTCGTAAAAAAAAAGTTCGCTGATGGCGGAGAAATACCCCTAGAGAGTGAGCAAGATCTTTTTAACTTCATGTTGAAGCAACAGAGGGAGGTCCCTCAGAAAGAAGTAAACCCAATATCTGATGATGCTCTAGCACTCGCTGATTTGGAATTTGAAGTTGACATAGTTAACAGGTCTAAAAATGACCCTGTTCTACGTGCCGCATTTCAAGACGCTCAAGGCAGGATGCCAAGTGAATATATTGAAATGAGAAATATGAGTATTAGAGAGGCAGAACAGATCTTAGCATCTCAAGAACGCCCCAGTTTTTATGACGTTGAACGAGTTAACCGCGCAAAACGTGAAGGTTACAAAACTTTAGATAGCCCTAGTTTTGATTTTAAAGGTCAATATTCTCAAACTATAAAAGGGTTTGGCCCCGACAGAGACACAATATTAACACGGGCACACAGTGAACAAACTGATCCTACAGACGTTTCCGCAACCCTGTACCATGAATTGTTGCATAAAGGACATCAAAAACTAGTTGGAATACCTACAACTAGCTTTACAAGAGACAAAACAGGCACTCTTAAATACGTCCTTACAACGCCGGAACAAGCTGATCGTGCAAGACTTTTACATTTAGATGTTCATCGTAGAACTTACGAGGCTTACAAAGACGAGTTATCTTCGGAAGCATTAAAACTTTTTACTGCACAAGTATTTGACACTTACGGATCAAGAGCTACTCAGCCTTATATGCAGAAGTTTATAAAAAACTTAATTTCTTCTGAAGCCCCAGAAGTTAATCCTCGTGAAATTTTTAAGTTTAATATGCTAAAAAAGGATCTTATTCCCGATGATAAGGCGCGACCTATTGCAGACGCTGTATTCGCAGAAGTCGCAAAACTACCGCCAATACGCGCTTTAGATGAAGAATTAAAAACTGCTTATCAAAAGCAACGAAAGAATTCTCAGGGATTCATCCCTAAGAAGTAAGGACAGCTACCCGTCGCCAGCGGCCCTGTCTATATCACTAACCGAAGCAGCTACCCTTAATTGGCCCTGCAATGGAGAAGTATCATGGCAAAAGCAAAAGGCCACCGCGCCAACAAACCGAATGATTCCTTTGGAACAATCAACAATACAAACCTCTATCGTGGTTCTTACCGTGACGACGTGTACAAGGAAGACGAGGACGAGGAACAGGTAGAAGCCCAAGAAGCGGACCCCTCTGAGGAGGCTACTCCCGAAGAACAAGGTTTCTCCGACAAAAAATCAGAAGACGTAGACTATAAGAAGCGATACGACGATCTCAAACGACACTACGATGCAAAGCTATCTGAGTGGAAGGACGAGAAAGCCGAACTCGCCGCACAAGGAGAATCATCTCCTGAACTGGATGCGCTCACACGACTCAAAGCTCCTAAGAGCCTAGACGAGTTGGAGCAGTTCAAACAGGAGTATCCGGATGTCTACGGTATTGTTGAGACCGTATCTGCCCTGAAAGCGGACAGTCAGTTGGGAGAACTTCGTAGTGAAGTCGAACAGCTACGTGCCCGTGAACAGGACATGGAAGTACAGAAAGCCTATCAGGAGCTTCTGCGTTATCACGAGGACTTTGATGACCTCCGTAACGACGAAAAGTTTCTTGAGTGGCTGGACGAACAACCATCATCTTTGAGCGATGCTATCTATAAGAATAACACCGACGCAAAGATGGCAGCACGTGTCATCGATCTTTATAAGGCTGACGCTGGTTTGTCAAAGAAGAAGAGAGGTAGACCATCTGCATCTGCCGCAGATTCCGTCACCACACGTAAATCTAAAGAGGTTAACGTCAACGGTGATGGTGGGCAGCGTACGTGGAAAGCCTCCGAGATAGGCCGCATGAAACCTCACGAGTTTGAAGCCAACGAAGCAGAACTCGATAAGGCTCGTGCAGAAGGGCGCATCGACTATAACGCTTAACCATCTAACATAGGAAGGATAATAAGATGGCTTTCAATAGTGCATCAGGTTATAACAACCTGCCTTCCGGTAATTTTACACCGGAAATTTTTAGCCAGAAAGTTCTCAAGTTTTTCCGTCGTGCTTCGGTTGCAGAAGATATTACGAATACCGATTACGCTGGTGAAATTGAAAACTTTGGCGACACCGTTCGGATCATTAAAGAGCCGACCATCACCGTTTCTAGCTACTCACGTGGCTCAGTGGTGAACCCTCAAGACTTGGCTGACGACCAAATTACTATGGTTGTTGACCAAGCAAACGCTTTTGCGTTCAAAATTGACGACATTGAAGAGCGTCAATCCCACGTCAACTTCGAAGCTCTTGCTACTTCTTCGGGTGCATACTCGCTGAAGCGTAAGTACGACGCAGTTGTCTTGGATCAAATCGCAACCGACGCTGGTCTGACTGGCGAGTCCGGTGCTGCAACATCTACCGTTGCTGGCATTGGTACTCTTGCTTCTGCCCTCGACATCGGTGGTGCTTCATCTCCGGGTGACACTGCTGTCAACACGATGTTGAAAATGGCTGAAGCCCTCGACAACCAGTCTGTTCCGGAAGAGAACCGTTGGTTCGTTGCTCCCCCAGCTTTTTACAAGCACCTGTTTTCTGCAGGTTCGAAGTTTGCTGAAGTCCAAGTTACGGGCGATGCAACTTCACCTCTGCGTAACGGTCTTGTATCGTTGGGCAACATCGCTGGCTTCCAGTGCTACAAGTCTACTGCCCTCGTTTCAAGCGGCGGCACAGACCAAGTAACGCTGACAGGTCTGGCAACAAACGGCACAGAAAATGTTATTCTGGGCGGTCACATGAGCTCGACTGCTACGGCTTCGCACATTGCGAAAACCGAAGTTGTTCGTTCAACTGAAACCTTCAGCGACATCGTTCGTGGTCTTCACGTGTTTGGACGCAAAGTCCTTCGCCCTGAAGCCATCGTTCGTGGCGTTGTGAGCTTGGATTAGAGGAGGACTAGACTATGGCTACATATACTGTAACTGGTGCTGTTGCTGGCGTTCCGCTCGGCATCAAGCCACAAATTGTTGAAGTCGTTCTTGACTTCTCCAGCACAAGCCTGACTACTTCAGACTCAGTTGAGGTTTTCGAAATGAAAGCCAACACTCTGGTTCTGATGGCTGGTGTTGAAGTCCTCACCGCTGCAAGCACTGGTTCTCCAGTTCTTGACTTGGGTGACGACGCTGATGACGACCTGTACGTTGCTGCTCTGGACGGTACTGCTACCGGACACGAGATCAACAACGCTGCAGGTACAGCGAAACTGTACACCGCTGCTGACACCATCGATCTGATTGCTAACACAGCAACGTTCGACGGTAAAGTACGTGTCTTTGCTGTTATCGCAGAACTCGGCACTGCCGAAACTGCGGCATCGTTCGCGTAAGTGAACTGGGGGGGTCTTCGGGCTCCCCCGACTTACTGGAGATAAGTATGGCAGAAAAGAAACCACGTAAAAAAGACAGTATGCCCAAGCGCAACAAGAAGAACTTTCGTTCTACGAAATCTGGCGCGGGCATGACAAAGGCGGGCGTAGCTGCCTACCGCCGTAAGAATCCCGGCAGCAAGCTAAAGACAGCAGTTACTGAGGACAAACCTCGTAGCAAAGCCCGTGCTGCACGTCGCAAGTCATACTGTGCACGTTCCGCTGGGCAGATGAAAAAGTTTCCAAAAGCAGCCAAGAATCCTAACAGTAGGTTGCGTCAAGCACGGAGGCGGTGGAAATGCTAATCTGTTTTAAATGCTCAGAAGCTCCCTGCAACAGGGACACCTGCAAATGCCCGTGCCACGAAAAGGACAAAAAATGTTGAACGCACTAATCGGGCCTGTGACCAATCTCGCCGGAACTTGGATGAAGAACCGCGCTGAGAAGGCACAAGCCAAACAGAAACTTGCTGTTGCCAAGATAGAGGCACAGACAAAGAAGGTAGAACAAGATGGGGCGTGGGAGTTAGAACAAGCTCGTGCCTCTGCAGACTCGTGGAAAGACGAGCTCTGGACAATTTTTTTCGTGGGCTTGCTGTCCGCTTGTTTCTATCCTCCAGCCCAGCCGTACATTGAGGATGGTTTTCGTTTCCTACGAGAAGACCTACCTGAGTGGCTGAGTTGGTCAATCATGGCGAGTATCGCCGCTTCATTTGGCTTGAAGTCAATCGGCAAAATGCGAGGCTAAAACGATGCGGTTATCTAGAAACTTCACGTTATCTGAACTAACTCGCAGCCAAACAGCAACCCGCAGGGGTATCGACAACACTCCAGACGATGAACAGATCAAGAATCTTGAACGGGTGTGCTCTGAGATACTACAACCTGTACGTGAACACTTTGGTGTTGGGTTCTCTCCTTCATCTGGATTCCGTAGTGTTGCCCTGTGTGAGGCGATTGGGTCTAGTTCCAAGAGTCAACACGCGAAGGGAGAGGCTGTAGACTTCGAGATCCCCGGACAGGACAACAAATCTGTTGCAGAATGGGTGCGAGATAATCTGAACTTTGACCAGTTGATACTGGAGTACTACACCCCAGAAGACCCAACATCCGGCTGGATACACTGTTCTGTACGAGAATATAGCAACCGTAAGGAGTGCTTGGTGTATGACGGTAAAAGTTATTCTAGATTTTAGTTGACTTTTTCGTTGTTTTAGTGTATCATAAAGGCAAGGAGTATTCCATGAGCCAGTTAATTGTACAAGCACTTTCTCACAGATACCTGTCTAAAAAACGGGACGCAGAACAGATGTTCGACTTTTTCAACGGTGTGATCATTGCCGATACAGATGTCGAACAAGTTTACGAAAAACTAGAACAAGCACTAGAGGATTGGCTTGAAGCAGACTTGAAGCTAGGAGCACTCAGTCTCTTGTCAGGAGAGCCCAATCATCCATTCGAGAGAGTAACAATAAATGACCAAGAAACGATCTTCAAAAACTAAAAGCAAGAAGAGCCCAACACCTAAGAATAAGGCTCTGTATGCTCGTGTAAAATCTGAAGCCAAACGAAAATTCAAAGTATATCCAAGTGCTTACGCGAACGCTTGGTTAGTTAGGACATATAAGAAACGTGGTGGTACTTACGCATGAGCCTAAAAGAATGGTTTGGAAGCGGACCAAGAGGAGACTGGGTGGATATAAGCCGGAAGAACGAGGATGGAAGCCACCCTCAATGCGGGCGGAAAAAGGCTTCTACTGCCCGATCCGGCTATCCGAAATGTGTGCCTCGTGCAAAAGCAAACCGTATGAGTTCTGCACAGAAGAAGAGTGCAGTTCGTCGGAAGCGGGCTAAAGCACAAGGAGTGGGCGGTAAGCCTACGAATGTTGCCACAGACTCTCCTAAAACGACACAAAAGGCAGCATACGGAGGTAAGGTTTACTCCTGCGGTAGCACTTCAAGACGGGCGATGTACTAATGTTGAGAGAAAACAGCAAGCATCAGACGACAGGAGCTACTATAGCATCCACCTCTGCTGACGGTAGTGCTACTGTTGTGTACACCACTCCCAGTAACTACAGCGGAGCCGTGAGGTTCTTGCACATATCAAACAACAATTCTGCTACAAAAAAAGTATACGTTCAATACTACGATGCTGCAAATACAACGTATCACTACATTGCTAACGGTTTAAGCATGGCAGGACACAGCGTAGTAGATCTCGTTAACGGTAATTTTTTCTTTACCAATTCCGGAGATAAGATTGTGGCGTTTGGCGAAACGACTAACACGATGGAAGTGTTGGTATCTGTCGAAGAGTTTTTTGATCCGCACAGAGGTTAATAATGAATTACTTACAGCTTTGCAACGCAGTTCTTAGAGAGCTTAACGAGGTAGAAATCACAAACGTGACTTCAACTCGTGGGCTGCAAACGGCTGTAGCTGACTTCATCAACAAGTCACAGCGCGATATCATTAACTCTGAAGTCGAGTGGCCTTTTACTGTAGCCAACGATTCAGACACAACGGTTGATGGTCAACGCCTCTACACGTTCGAGACCAATGCCAAGACCCTCAAGTGGTCAACGTTCACCGTGCAGGAGTCCGCAAGTCTACCAGAACGGCGACTAGACTACATCAGCTACGACGAGTATCTGGACAAGTACCATGAGTCAGACACCAACCCAGACGGTAGCGCAGAGGGACTGCCAGAGTTTGTGTATCACACACCTGACGACAAGTATGGTCTGTCTCCGGCTCCGGACAAGTCTACCTACACGATCCGTTACGCATACTACACCACAGTATCTGACTTAGCTGCCAACACAGACACTCCGTCCATACCGGATCGTTTTCACGATGTAATCGTTAACAGAGCAAAGTACTACGCATACCTTTTGCGTTCCGACCCACAAGCCGCTCAATTTGCACAGAGGGACTACGAACAAGGGCTACGTCGGATGAGAGTGGAACTCATCAATCGTAAAGACTACATGAGAGCAGTCTGATGCCTGATACTTCAATTATTAGTCCATACGTGGTGAAGTTAGGTGGCGGTCTTATTCTCAACAGAGATTCATTCTCTATGCCCCCCGGAGCCGCATCAGAGTTAATTAACTTTGAGCCGGACGTTGCAGGTGGCTATCGTCGCATCAACGGTTACGCCAAATACAACTCTAACATTGTACCGCAGACGAGTGCCTCGACAGAAAAAGTTCTAGGGGTTGCAGTGTTTAAAAACAAGATCGTTGCTGCTAGAGGAACAAAAGTATTTTTTGGTGGTGCTACAGGATCTTGGACAGAGATAGACTCTAGTAGAACAAGTGCTGGTCGTTACGACTTTACAATTTACAATTTTAATAACACAGAAAAAATAGCGTACGCGGACGGTGTAAACAGAGCTTCTATTTTTGATGGTTCATCTGTTACAGACATCAACGCAACAGGCGCACCGTCTGATCCGGAATCAATCGCAGTGTTTAAGAACCACATGTTCTTTGCAGGTATGTCAGCAAACCCTCAAGAGATTGTGTTCTCTGCACCGTTTACTGAGACAAGTTTCTCTACGGCAAACGGAGCCGGATCCATCAAGGTAGATAGTGCTGTTGTTAAGTTGGTTACTTTTAGGGATTCCCTATTTATATTCTGCGAAGATCAGATACACCAGCTTCAAGGATCGTCCATCGCAGACTTTGTTCTGAAACCAGTTACTCGTAGGATTGGTTGCGTAGACAGGTTCAGCGTTCAGGAACTTGGCGGTGATATTGTTTATCTCGCACCGGATGGTCTTCGCACACTGGCTGGTACAGCTAAAATTGGTGACGTAGAACTCGGAACCGTATCGAAGCAAATTCAGGATAGACTCCTTCTTCGTAACATTAGCCTAGATAGAATATCTTCTGTCGTTATCCGTAACAAAAGTCAGTACCGAATATTCTTTGCAGCAGATAGCGCGATTGAAGCGTCTGCCCCCGGAGTTGCCGGAGTGTTGAAACAAACAGATCAGGGCGGCATTGGCTGGGAATACTCTGATCTAAAAGGTATTAAACCGTCATGTTGCGATTCAGGCTTTGTTAGTAACGTAGAGACAATCGTACACGGAGGCCATGACGGTTACGTCTATCAGCAAGAAACAGGGAACACCTTTGATAGCACAAACATCATAGCTAGGTTCTCGTCTCCAGATCACAACATGGGCGATGCAGGTATCCGTAAGAATATGCAACGCATCATTTGGAACTATGAGAACGAAGGAAACATCAACACTAAGTTTCGTATTCGGTATGATTTCTTTTCATCCGACAGTCCGCAACCCTCGCAGTATTCTCTCTTAACAGGAGGTTCTGCTGCTATTTACGGCAACCCCGTCAGTGCCTACGGAACAGCGGTGTACGGATCATCGGGAGCTCCTCTTGTTCGTCAGACCGTTGAGGGTGGGGGATTTACCGTAGCGGTTCGTGTGGACGATAATGGAGGACTGGCTCCGTTCTCTCTAAAAGGATACCAACTAGAATTTACCCCCGGAGGAAGAAGGTAAAAAATGGCAGGATACGCAGCAAGACAATCAACCTATGTGGATGGTGACGTTATTGATGCCGCCGATAGTAATGACGAATTTGACGCAATCTTAGCGGCGTTTGGATCTACTAGCGGGCACAACCATGATGGCACAGCGGGCGAAGGCTCCCGCATCACTGTTGTTGGAACATCTTCTGACAACGTTACGTTTGGGTCGGCCCTGACACCTGACGCAAACAATACCATAGATATCGGCACAAGTAGCGCGCAGTTCAAAGACCTATACATCGATGGTACAGCCTATTTGGACGCGATTGATTTCAACGGCACAGCCATCAGTTCAACCGCTGCAGAACTGAACATCGTAGACGGTAGCACTGCCGCCACCTCTACGACGCTTGCAGATGCTGACCGTGTGGTCGTCAACGACAACGGCACGATGGTGCAGGTTGCTTTGACTGACTTCGAGACATACTTTGAGTCGGCTCTGGATACGCTGTCTAACGTGACAACCGTCGGTGCCCTCAACGCAGGTTCGATTACCAGCGGGTTCGGGGCGATTGACAACGGCTCATCCGCTATCACCACTACAGGATTAATTTCTGGTGGTTCATTAGATATTGATGATGTTCTTATCAACGGCACAACTATTGGTCATACAGATGATACAGACCTTATAACTCTATCTAATGGTGTGGTTACAGTTGCTGGTGAAGTATCTATGACCACTCTAGACATAGGGGGCACAGACGTTACCTCTACGGCTGCAGAGTTGAACATAATGGACGGGAACACGTCAGCCTCTAGCACTACAGTGGCAGATGCAGACCGTGTGGTGTTTAACGACGATGGCACCATGAAGCAGGTAGCAGTCACAGATTTAGCTGCATATTTCGATGATGAAATTACAGCTATGCCAAATCTCGTTACCACTGCAGCTACTACGGTGGGTGCACTTAACAGCGGTTCTATCACATCAGGGTTTGGTGCAATCGACAACGGATCGTCTGCCATCACTACTACAGGTACGGTTACTTATGGTAGTCTGTCTGACGGAAGCATCACAATCACTGCGTTCGTTGACGAAGACGATATGAGCAGTAACAGCGCAACGCTGGTGCCAACACAACAATCTGTCAAAGCGTACGTAGACACACAGATTACTGCTGAAGATCTTGATATCACCACAGACAGCGGAACTATCGCTATCGATCTAGATAGTGAGACTCTGACTGTTGCGGGAGGCACAGGTCTTGACTCTAGCGCAACTAGTAACACGGTTACTCTAGCTATCGACAGCACCGTTGCAACACTGACAGGCTCCCAATCCCTAACTAACAAAACTCTCGACATCGATAATAACACGTTGTCAAATGTTGAAGTGGATAACTTTAAGGCTTCTGCCATTGTTATAGAATCAGAGGGCATTGGATCAAATGACAATGACACGACACTGCCAACTAGTGCTGCAGTTAAAGATTATGTAGACACTCAGATTACTGCTGAAGATCTAGATATCACTACAGATAGTGGGACCATTGCTATTGATCTAGATAGTGAGACTCTAACTGTTAGTGGCGGAACAGGCATTGACTCTAGCGCAACGGGTAACGCTGTGACGGTGGCTATAGATAGCACAGTTGCTACTCTGGCAGGATCTCAAACTTTAACTAACAAGACCCTAACAACTCCAATCGTTAACGCCGGACTGCAACTTAAAAACGGATCAACCAGTGCAGGTTTCTTAGAGTTTTTTGAAGATTCTGACAATGGAACTAACAAAGCAACTCTTATTGGACCTGCCTCCACAGCAGATGTAACTCTTACATTACCCACCGCTACTGGAACTATTGCAACCACTGATGATGCAACAGCTTTAGCTATCGCTTTGGGTTGACATACAGGCAAAAAGAGTATATAATATAGAAGCTAATAGGATTAATCATGGCTAATACCTTTAAAGTAAAAACAAATGCTGCTATGCCAGCCTCCGCTGGTACGCCTCTGACTCTTTACACGTGCCCCGGCTCGACCACTTCGGTTGTGCTGGGTTTAATTTTGTGTAACGTAGGCACAGCACAGCACACTGTAGACGTTCAACTAGTGTCTGATACCAGTGACACGGAAACAAACGAAACAGTAAAGCTGCTGGAAAACGTACCGATACCCGCAGGTTCATCACTAGAGGTGCTGTCAGGTGGCAAGGTCGTAATACAAGCTACAGACGTTATAAAGATTGACGCAGATACGGCGGCAAAGATTGACGCGACACTGAGCATTATGGAGATCACCTGATGGCTTACACTGGCAACAAGCCGACCAATGTAGTCGATGTCAGCGAAACGCAATCACTTACGGTTGATGGCGACCTTACTGTTGATACCACCACCTTGAAGGTAGACAGCACGAACAATCGTGTAGGCATCGGCACGAGTTCGCCTGACGCAAGTTTACACATTGAGGGTTCTGGTGTTTCTGCTCTGAGATTTGGGAACATTGGCCCATCAAGCAAT